AGTTGTTCTTGTATCCCAGCAAGTTCAGGAGCTGCTGTATAGCCAGCACTGGAGATATAAGGAGTTCCTGTACGAGGATCAATCTCACGAGTAAATTGAGACGTACCAAACCTCGTAGTCATTCCTACTGGACGGAATGCAGAGACATTAGCAGCATCTATACCAGCTTGTCGCTGTTGTGCTGCAGCTTGTTCTCCTGCTTTTCGTACCCCACTAGCCCCTGTAAAGGGATCTAATACTGCACTAACTATACCACCCATGTTTTGCTCCTAATAAATATAGTGTATTTCTTATCGTTAACTTCTATAGGTTTAAAGACATCCCATCCTGTTATTAATCCAAACTTAGCAAGCTTAGTATTTTCTTCTTCGACTAATGCTAATAAAGGAACATTAGTTAAATACTGTAATACATTTAAATCTTCTAAGTACTTCTTCTTTACTTCCTGCGACCACCTATGTACATCTGTATGAAACCATAATGCTCCATCGTGAAGCTCTAAGTACATCGTGTAGTCGTCACGCAAGACTACTGGAGTCTTCATTAATATAGTTCAACCCATGTATATGAACTACCTGCTACGTTATTAAAAGCTAATGAATAAGTAGCTCCGTTAGGAACTAATGCATTTATTGTAGTTTGGTAATTAACTCCAGCACCAGTATTTATTTGAGACTGGGCTACGACTACACCACCAACAGTAATTGATGCGTCGAATTGACCTGAAGGAGCTACTGTAATTAAAATACTTAAAGAAATTGTTTTTCCTGTTGAGTTAGTATAAGTTGTTCCAGCAGTTCTTGTAGGAGATTGCCATGTACCTGAAATTACAGCGGGAGCTGTTGATGTCCAAGAAGTGCCATTAGAAGTAAGAATATTACCTGAAGTACTAGGAGCAACAGAATTAATACCTGAAGTGCCGTTACCTATAAGTACTGCATTAGCTGTTAAAGTAGATCGACCTGTGCCTCCATCAGCTACTGCTAAGTCAGTAATGCCTACAATTGTACCGCCTGTAATATCTACAGCAGTCTTTGCTTGTGTAGACATATTACCTAAATTCAACGCAGTAATAGCACCTGTCACAAACGCAGTAGTAGCTGCTTGTGTTGTATTCGTACCAGCCGTAGCAGTAGGAACAGTAGGAGTTCCTGTAAATGCAGGACTGTTGATGTCTGCTTTAGATGAAATAGCAGAAGCTACCGCAGTTAACTCGGTATCAATCTCTGTGCCTTTCACAATCTTACCAGCATTACCAGAAGGTAAACTGTCCTTGGCTGTAAAGTTAGTGGCTTTTACATAGTTACTCATACTATTGTCTTTCCTTGTTTAATTCCTACGTCAATCTTCTGAATAGATAATGGATTACCGTTGATGTCAGCTTCTAAGCCTAACTGAATTACTGCACCTGCTCCACCTGCATTAATACTAAATCGATCTAATACAATGCCTGAGGTATATTCAGCAATGTTATATTCTGCAATACCGTACTCATATACCACAGCAGTATCTAAATTATAGGTAGTAGCTTGATAACCTTCACTATAATCAAAGCCCCACTTCACAGCTACTGACTGGTTAGTACCACCAATCAATACCCAGCCAATCTTCTTTAGAATCTTAATTGCTGTGGAAGCATCGAAATCAAAGTAGTTGGTATAATACTGTAGACGATACGCTGTATTATTATCAGAGTGTCCGTAGTACTTACCAATATAACCAGGCTTACCAATATATAAATCTTTATTCTGTGTTACCACAAAAGCTTTAGGCTCGATACTATCCCAAATAGTTACACGCATAGAACCGTCTTGTAGCGGAGCTCTGGTATCGAAGCAGTATACAAACTTAGTAGTAGGAAGCGTTAATAAATAAATAGCATCACGCTCGTAGTACACACTCTTGATCTTAGTTAAGTCTGTCTCAGAAGCTACAGCAGCCATAAGATCATCACGAACATTCTTAGAGATGTCACGCATTGGCAGAGACTTCTCTTGGATTACTCGCTGTAGGCTACGAACTCCTGCATCAGATAAGAACAATACATCTGTACCTAAGCTCTGGACTGAATCACGAGCAATACATCCTACATTGTTCAATACTTCTACTAATGTTAATCCAGCAGTATCTAAGGGATTAGCATAGATCGCTGTGTTCTTCTTACCAAAGAATATAATATAACCGTTATGTGCTGCAGCAGCGACTACTGGATCTCCGTTAGGTAATACTTCTTCTAAGTTCAAGAAACCTGCAGAACCATTTAAGAAGTCAGAACCTTCTAAGAGGTTACTGAAGTATACTGTCTGTGTATCTCCTGTAATACCACCACACCAAACTCTACCATAAGCAGACAATACCCAGCTAGGCATGAAGGTAGAAGTTGTATGATTAGAAGGTAACTTAGCAGCATCTCCTACACGCTGGAAACCAAATGTACCGCTGTCGTGTGCATCAAAAGCACCACCAGAGACTGGTAATTCATGCCATACTAACATCGGATGACTAGCCTGTGCTAAATAGACATGTGGCTGAAAGTCATTAACATCACCATACGATAGAGCAGCACCTTGCCAATTGTTCGCTGTGATTGTATAAGTAGCGTTACCACTGTTATCAGCATTGCGTACTGTCTTCGTAGTCATCGTAGTTGTTCCTACGAATAACTTATTATTACCAGCACTTAGTACTTCTGTACCACCACCAGTAACTACTTCAAATAAAAACTCTAATGGATTAGCTGCACCTAAGTCTGTATTGACAGTGGTGTTTACTGGTGTCCATCCACGACGAGCACCGATACGACCATACTTGTCAATCACACAGTTCTGTGCCTTCAGAGCAAACCCTGAAGACAATGTAATGCTAGACTCTTGGGTGTTTAATCCGTAGAATCCAGGAGCTGCAATCGAGGCTGTCTGTAATTGACTCGCCATTTAGATAGCCAACCATTCTTGTTCTTCTAAGTAACGACCAGACTCCAATGCAATAGCGTCTGCTAAGCTTTGACGCATGAGTTGATAGGTTTCCCCTGCCTGTACTCCACCGTCTTCACCACGCTCTGCTTGAGCTCTTGCTAGTGCTCCTAAGATCACTGGCTCAGGAGGAACTAATAGAATATCAGCGTTAACTACTAATGGTTCTTGTGGTTTAATAATGTTAAAACGAATATTATATACACCATCAGGAATAGGATATAAGTCTACCTGCGTATCTCCGTTAGCATCAGTACCGTTAAAGTTATAATACTGAGGAGACCCCTTCTGAGGAGTAGTCATCAAGAATTGTTGATCCATCCACTTAGTAGCAGCTAGATTAACAAACGTATTCGTAGTGTCGTTGATAATATCAATAACCCTGAAGCGTTGACCTGAGCCCACTAAGACATAGTTAAACACATCCTGAGCAGTCACTGCTGAGAGGGTTTCTGTAAGGCTATTCCAGTTATAAGCATCTTCTACAACACGCTTAGAATCATTGACAAACTTAGCGATAAGCTTGACATAGGCAGTGTCAGAAACCGAGGAAGCCTCTGGCTCACGCAGCCTGACTAATACGTCATTTACAAGTTGTATATAGTTCATCGATGCCATAATATATTATACCATAAAATTGGTTAAAAGTCAATACCCTACCACTTAACTTTGTCAGCCCAGTAAGCAGCAGACATCTTACCTTTAGCGATATTCGCAGCGTGGCGAGCTTTGAAGCTCTTCTGTCTAGCCTTTTCTCCTGGTGTCTTAGGAGATGAACCTGCTCCGCTTACACCTTGTTGACCAAAGCGAATAAGCTTCTCCTGAGTACCAGACTTAGCCAATACAGCATGGGACTTAGTAGGGTGGTTAGGAGTACGCTTAGGCTTATTATAGCCAGAGAATGTTTCTTTACCTTTTTTAATCATCTGTAACTCGCTGTCTTCTTAGCAATCTTCTTCGGTTGCTTAACGAATTGTTTACCTGCTTTGTTACCTGCAGCCTTAGCCTTGTTCGTAGCAGCTTTCTCTGCAGGACTTAGTGCCTTCCATGCAGCATCTGGTAGGTAACGCTTCTTACCTTTACTAGGTGAGCCGTCTGAAGTTCTCCACTTCTGTGCTGTCCAATCCTTAAGAGACTGTTGAGGATTCTTCATGACTTGTACCCGCCGCCTTTAGCTTTATATTCTTTAGCCAGCATCTGAGCTTTTCTTGCTGACCATTCACCAGGGTCTCCACCTTTACTACCTGCTTTAATCTTGTTAAACAAGTTCTTACGCATTGTAGGTTTGGTGTAAACCCCAGCTTGGTTGACTTTAGACTTTGGCTTAGTAGCCACGCTTAGCACCCATCTTCTTCATTGGTTTAGCCTTAGGAGTAGTACCTACCTTCTTAGCGTACTGCTTTGCTTCCTTCTTACCCTTAGCAGTGTAGGGAAACTTCTTGTCTTTTACCATTGGCATAGCTTTCTCCTTTATAGATAGTTCTGTACTGTACTGCGTTGCTCTAATTCTACGGTGATAATACAACCAGGGTTGGTAGCTCCAGACTCAATAAACACACGAATCTCGTCGCCTTCATCTAGAATAACTTCTGAGCCATCAAACTTCAGGAACGACTTAGATCCTAACGCATAATCATAAACAATAGGAATCTCTACATTCTCAGAGGAGTCGTACCACCATGCTCTGAAGTTCTTAGCTGATGATGTACCGTTGTAGGCATATAGTAAAGACCACCTAGCGATATTCCTAGTTGGTACAGTAAACATTGTCGTTACTGTATTAGGAGTTAAAGTCTTACCTACGGAATGTGGTCTACTCATTTCTTAAATACCAGTTCAGCCAACCAAGCAATAAAACCACCAAATACTGAGGCAGCTCCCATGATAGCCCACAAAGATCCTTTAGATCTCTCAGCCATTGCTACGAGTTTCTTGATGTCAGATTCCATCTGGTTTACTTTAGTCTCCAGATTCTCTACAGCGTTGACGAGTTTACCGTATTCGACAGGATTGATGTCAGCCATGATATATTATTATTAAGGTAGGGTTGAAACGAATTCTTTAGC